CTACAAAACGATTTAAGTAAGAAATTAATCTTTCATTGTTAGGAATAGCAGAACGAACGAACAAACTTTTTTCAGCAGCATCTAAGTTAGAATACTTTCTACTTTCTGGGTCACCTAATAAAGCAGGATCAACACCGTAAAGCATACAAATACCCCTAAGTAGTTGTGGACTTGATTGTAATAGTTCCATATCTGAACCACTCATGCCTATCTGCTCAAACCTTACGTTAGCTGTTGTTGCTGCTACTCCGTTTGCTTTGTGTGAACCTCCTAATTTACTGTTTACCGCTGTCTGTACTGCTTTTGCTTCTTCTGGGCTTAGTGTCTCATCTGTGTTAGATGTTAAAAGACCGCTAACGCCTTTATTATTCCAAACCGAAGCCATAGCGGTTAAATTCTCATTAGACGCTGTGATAGTCCTGTAACCAGCCTGCAAAGGTGAAAGACCCCTACCACATTCTAAACCTTCTTTGGTTGGATTGATGTACTTACCATGCCAAACCTCATCTAAAGGTATAATAGTAGTAGTACCGTTTAAAGTATAATCATAAGAGATTAATTCATTCTTATAGTTATAGTTTAACTCTGTACAGTTAGATGGTAATACAGATAAATCTTGTATAGCATCTTTAAACCCAACAGGAGAAAGACCGTGTAAAAACAAATCACCTGTTAAAAGTAAGTATGTTAATGCCTCTTCTTGAAACTCTTTAAAAACTTGTTTATCGTTTGGGTTTTGTAATAGATTAAATAAACCCCCTGATTCTACTAACTCATCACCATCTTTAGTTTGTTCACATAGAACAAAATCAATTGATGTAGATGCTTGATTAGATAAGTTTACAACAGAGTAAGCAGCGTTATTAATAGCGTAACTTTCGTCTATTAGCTTATTATCATTTTGATATTTACCAAATCCATAAGTATTACCTACCCACTCCGAAGTATAGAAAGACTTACTATTATCTAAAGAAATCACACCGCTTTTAACTGCGATGTTTAATAATTGTTTTTTAATAAAATTCATTTAATCAAAACATTATATTGTAAAAGTACAAATTATCCCGCATAAAATTCGCTTTTTAAGGACTTTTCATATACACCTGTCAAAGTATCAGCCGCATCGTCGTGCGGATTCTTACCCTGCGAAAGAAAACCTGATACATCTTTATAGAATTTAGGGTATCTAGTTGACCAATCATAAGGCATAATTATATGATTCATTACGTTAGATGAGTTACTAAGTATTCTACTTATTTTGTTCTTTGATTGGTGAAAAGGTTTGAAGGTTGTTTTACCATTACCTATTTCTTTACTTAACCGATCAACATTCCTGCTAAACGCTCTACCTCCGTTGTTAGATTCAATGTAGCAAGTACCTACATCATTCTTTTTTAAACTATCTGTTACTATTGGTTCTGTTAATTCGTTTTTGTTATCATCATAAACAACGTCTAAAACATAAGCATAACCACCATTAACAACGTATGAAATAGAACAAAGAAAATCACTACCTGTGTCTGCTGTATCTGTATAATTAAATCTTTTACCGCTTGGTATCTCGTTATATGTTTTGAAGTCTCCATATAATAAACCTTCTCTACTTTTTGGGTTCTGCATATATTGACGGCTAAAATTAATAGGGTTCTTTTCCTGCTCCTTTTTAAGCCATTCTAAGTCGTGTTTAAACTCCCACAATGGTTTTCCATCCTCATCAATACAAGGTAACTTTAAAACATCCCATTCATCGTCATACTCATTAAGCAGGTGACCGCACAAATCATCCTCATGTAACCTTTGCATAATTACAATAATAGGAGTGTTCACGCTGTTAACCCTGTTCTTTAGAGTCGATTCAAAACGTAGGTTTACTTTGTTTCTTATTAATGGGTGGTCTGCATCTTCGGGCTTTATAGGATCATCAATAACGATAGCACCGCTAAACTTTGTGGTGTTTTCGTAACCATCAAAAAAATCATCTTCATTATCTACATCACCTGCACCGAACCCTGTTACCTGACCCCCTGTTGCTGTTGCATACAATACACCACCCTCTTTTGTTTCCCACTTTTTTTTAGCTGTACTACTAGGGTTTAAACCAACATTAAAAAAACGGTCATACTCTGGGTTTAAAATAAAACTATCTCTAACCTCTTCTGAATTTGCCACTGCTAACTCTTGAGAGTAAGAAACGTGTAAGAACTTAGAACGAGGATTTAAAGCGAACCCATAAGCTATAAATGCTTTTACTGCTAATTCAGTTTTACCGTATCTTGGTGCGATGTTAATTATTAGTCGTTTACATTTACCGTCAATAACCTCCTGTAATTTATCAGCTATCTTTTTATGATGTGGAGACACTACGAATTTTCTGTTATAGTTTTCCTTAAAAAAATAACGTGTAAAATATAAAAAGTCATTTTCTAACTTTTGTTTTTTTATACCATCCTTAGCACTCGTCATCCAATTCAGCGTTTATTGTATCAGCTTCTTTTTGTGTTATTGTTACAGTTGGTATAAGTGTTACACCGTTGTTTTTTAAGTCTATCTCTGTTGTTGGTTTAGTTACACAATATTCTAAAACGGTTTTACCTGCTTGAATATCCTCATTAACTATAAACAACTCTTTAAATTTATGTAGTATTTCTATAATGTCGTTTGGTGTTATAGCCTCTTCTACTGCGTTCCTGTAAGCGTTCTTCCTTTTGTCTATTCCTGTTGATTTAGTGGAGTTACCACCGTTCATTTTTCTTTTATCCATAATCAATACAATTCAAATATTGAATCACAAGGTACAAAAAAAACCGTTACCCAAATAGATAACGGTTTCAAACACAAATAACACATGAAAAACAAAACACCAAAGAAAGTATGTCCTACCCTTAAAGATAGTTAAATTATTTTGTTATCTCTTGTTCTTTAGGTTTTTCTTTAACCCCTTGAAACAATCTGATAATTAAGTTTTCTTTAAGCTGGTATAATATTTCGTAATCGCTCATTTTTCAATCTGTCTAATAATATGATCAATCTTCACATTTGTCTCATCGTGTTTTTTATTAGACTCGTCGTGTTTTTTGTTTGAGTCCTCTATGTGTGAGCTTAACCCCTCCATTATTTTTGTGTCTTGTTCTATTCTACCTTCGATTTTCTCATCTCTTTCTTTGTTCACTTTCTTTTCCGCTTCATAATTTTTTATAAAGTATTTTAAAAAGAACAGTAATACACCTATTACAGGAGTTGCTAAAATAAGGTTTTTTATATCTTCATCCACATAACAAAAATACAAATATTATTTACATTTTATACAGTCATCTGAACACTCAAACCAAAGTTTAGCACCGCCAGTACATATACCTATTTTGTTATGTCCGTTAATTTTGTAGTTCGTTCTAACAAATATAGGGTTACTATTTTTATAATAACCTATTATAGTGTCTATTATAGGGTGCTTTTCGTTATACGCTTTATTATATTCGATAGAATCTACTTTTTTATAATTGTATGTTTTTACTTTGGTGAGCATACAAAATACAGTAAGTGATAGTAGAGCTATTGTTAGTGCTTTTTCTAGGTTTGTTAGTTTCATAATATTTTATTTAGGTAATCTTCAAAGTTATCAGTCCAAAAGGATTTAATTCCAAATTCTTTTACTTCCTCTATTCTAAATAGTTGTAATGGTTGTGGTTTCTTTCCTGTTGCTTTCACTTCAATAAAAGTAGCTAAACCATTTTTAAAAGCAAAAACATCATGCAAACCGTTTTTATTTAATTTAATAGTTTTAACAACATAATAACCCTTTGATTCTAAGTCTTTTATTATCTTAGTTTGTAATTTCGCTTCTGTCATTTCTAAAGTGGTTTAGTGTATAATCTTCTTTATTTTTAACGCATTTATAAATCTTGTTTTCTATTCCTCCAACACTAAACAACCAAAAAACCCTATTCTCTTTTGTCCTTGTTTTACTTGTTAATCTATCTCTAGCTTGAAAATAAGAAGTAGCTGAAAAATCTATATTATAAAATATTAAACTGTCTGCAATACTCAAATTAATACCTTCTCTACCAGATAGTATTTGTGTTAAAAAAACAGAGTCTTTTTTAGTGTTAAACTCTT